TGGAAAGAAGATTGCACAAGATATAATGATCCACTTGAAATGTTAAGTTGGTTAGGTTATTAAATTAAATTAAATAAGATTAGATGTTAATTGTTATTATTAATTAATTATGATTAATATCTAATTATTATTATTTAATAAATTAGGTGAGTTAAATGATACTCACAATCACAGCACAAGGACGTAACTAAACACAAGGACGTTCTAGGCATTTAATAAGGTATTGCTGACTACAATTGCGTAAAGATCACATCACTTATTAATGTAAGTCCTATTCTTGGTCTATTAGTGTAATGGTTAACATGCTAGTTTGTCGCACTAGAGATAACAGTTCAATTCTGTTATAGACCGTTGATAGTTTATCTATCATTCCACATTCTATTTATTAACATTTATGTTATTACTTGGATTACTGCCAATCGTACTTACTTATCTACTTATTGAGTATGTTTAAGATGATGACTTACTATGAGCAACTATCAAAGACTATTGATAAGTTGAAAGCTGAAGGTAAGATTGTTAGTATTAAACAATTACCTAGTACTGTTACTTACAAACGTAAATCAATTAAGTTCTAATGAACTACGCAACTAAAACAAAGAAAGATCTAATTGATATATTAGGTCATAGAGAGAAAGAGATTCAAGAGTTTCATTCTTACTATGCACATAATGATATGTCAATTAGAAACTTAACTGAACAACGACAAGTATTAATTTATTTGTTATTACTTACATTTACATTTAGTGTATTATTCTAAATTACAATTAACTACAATCATACTCTGTTCTATATTATTTATAGAGCAGAACTTTTTAAACTTATTATTTCTATCACAATCACAAGGGCGAAGTATATCTTATGATGTCTCAACAGTCTCATGTGGTATCCAAGACATAACCAGACAAGGGCACGGTTAAGCCCTATAATAAGGACATGACACAAGGAGGCTATGAAACAAACCTATCAAATGTATTTCGGACGTAATCTACCTACTGGTGAATACATCACGGACGACGTCTGGGAGAGCTTCAGAGAAGTTTTAAGCATGACCTTTGCAGGTTATACCATTCAAGACGTACAAGGGGCTTGGAAAGGCGTAGCAGAGGACACTAAATTAGTCACTGTTACTACTAAATACAAAGACAAAGTTAACGATGTGTGTCAAGCATACGTTAATATATTTAATCAGGATGCCGTAGGTTTACTAATAAGTGAACCAATGACATTTGTTACTAAAGAAATGGAGGTTTATTAATGGCTAAGAAGATCGGAGTAGTTGGAGTTACTAAGACTGAGAATGCTCAGTTAGGTCTACTACTTAAGGAAATCTTTACTCAAGTAAAAGAGAATGATGATGGCTCTGATATATACATTGCAAGAGATGTATTACGTTATCCTGATGCATTTGATAAACTATGTAGTAGGTACTCAGCATGAGTGAATACAATATAGAAGATGATGATCTTGAGTATATATTGTCAGTCTTGGATGAATATCCACAAGACTCACAAGCATATACTATAAG